GAAGCCTCCTTGAATTCCTTCATTAAGTATCGGCCAAGGAGAAGGAATAGTAGGGCGGTAATCAACCCTATACCTAGTTTCAATATCTTTATTATATTCATGACCTATATTTTTATCTAAACCTGCTTTAATTGCTTTTTCTACTAAATTTCTAATACCATCGAAATCGCCTTCTTTAAGCAAGTCAGCAGAATTCAATATTGCATTTTTCATCTCTTGGTTTCTACAGAAATTAGTAAATTCTTCTTGTACGTATTCTAAATCATCTTGAGAAGCCTGATAAGAGTTTCTTAATTCTTCTTTTAAAGCTACTTGTAGTATTTCATTCTCAACTTTTTGAAGTTCTACTTTAAGAACATCCATAGTAATATTAGTATGAAACTTATCAAAGTAATCCGTAATTTGAGTAATAATCCACTTATGCGAATCAGCATCCCAGTACTCAGGATAAAGCACGTCCCTTACGTTTAAAAGAAATTTTTTATCAGTTAATAAAGAACCTAATACTTTTAATTGAAATCCTTTACCATACTGCTGAAGACTTTTTAATGTCATAACCTATTTTTTAAAAACCGTTAAACCCCTAAAGTTTTCTAACCAACCTTCTGTATTTTTAGTAATACCTTCAATTTTATCACTATCTAATAGATGCAAAAATGCACCTGCTTGAAGATCAGGTATATCACTTTTTATTATTTCTAATATAGTATCTTTTTCTCTATTATCCAACACACTTTCATGTAAATTCATTAACTGATAGTTAGTCTCTACTTTATCCCACTCATGAACTATTTTAGAAAATATTTTTTTTCTTTCTAAATTTTTATCACATACCTCAAATACATAATTTAACTCTAACTCCGGTTTAGTAAGTAAGTCAGGAAATTCAGAAATAATAGTTTTTATTCCTAATCCCTTTACACCTCTTAAACCATCAGAATTATCTCCTAATAATGCTTTCACTATATTATAATTCTCTGGAAGAACTTTTATCTCGTCCATTATATTATGTGGTGTGTAAGTTTTTTTCTTAACTGGAGCATATACCGAAATATACTCATCTACTAGCTGTAAGAAGTCTTTATCAGAAGATATAATAGTCATTTTCTTTTTCTTTCTAGAAGCTTCTTGTGCTAAGTATGCTATTATATCGTCTGCTTCTAATTTTTCCATCATTATTTGATGAAGAGGTAAGCACTCTAAATAGTCTTTAGTTCTAAATAACTGCCCTACTAATGCTTCAGTTTCTTCTTGCTTGGTATCGTATAATCCCCAATGAGTTATTCTGGTAGTAGCTCTATGTGCTTTATAGTTAGGATCTATATTTTTCCTATTACCTGAACCTCCTTTACCGTCCCATACTACAACTACTCTAGTAGGGTCAAATATCCTTGTAACATACCCCAAAGAGCGCAAAAAGCCAACAAGGCCGCCAATATGGTGACCTGTTGGACTCATTGCTTTGAGCAGGGAAAAGCTACGAATTAACATATTCATAGCATCGATCACTAAAATGTGATCGTTTAGCTCAGGGGGTGGGGTCTGCTTTAAGTTGTTTAGAATACTTTTATAAGCCACTAGTCAAGAAGATTAGGAGTTATAGGATCTTCATTCAAATCTCCTTCTTCTATTAAATCAAAATCTAAACTACCTACTAGTTTTAACCAATGATCTTTATGCTCATCTTTATATTTATCGATAGCTCTTTTATCATCAGGTATAAAACCGTGTTGAGTCATAACTACTCTACCTCTAGACTGAACTCCTCCGATATGATTCTTTTCAATCTGAACGTTAGTTCTTTTAGCAAACTCTACCTGTAATCCATTTTTAATAGCTTTAATTTTAGACGTACCTGGATTAGTAATATTACCAAAGGTAACTACTAACGTCGAATCGTACCACATAGACATACCTCCTTTATTCTGAAGTTTAGGCATACCCATAGGGGATTCAGGTTTCATAGTCCATACTTTATTAATTGCTACTAAAGTATTTGTATAAGGTGAATTTTCTTTTCTAGATAATAGAATTTTTTGATTTAGATTATTACCAAATTGAGTAGACATAGCTCCTGCATTCCATTCATTATTATTCTTATTAGAACGTACTGATAAATCACAAGGAACAGATCCAATAGAATCCCATAAAAAGCATAAATCAAACGGTAAATTACCTTTTGCTTGCTCATCCATAAGATCAGCCATATAGACTGCTACGTCTTCAATAGTATTTAAGGAACCTCTATCAGCATATAAAAAATGACCTTCATAGTCTAATACATTACCGTCTTTATCGGTAATAGGTTCGACTTGTAATCCCATTTCTTTAGCATGTTCCCAAGACCACTTCATCTCCGTAATAATAAAGACTGGGAGAATGCCCAATTTCTGAGCACTCACCGCAGCTTCTATTAGGGCAGTTGTTTTGCCCGTATCACTATGTCCTCTCAACAAAGTAATATGTCCGGTAGGTATACCGGGAAGGGAAGTAATATCTTGAAATGCTTTTGATAAAGGTATCCACCCCTGCTCTTTAAACTTTACAGAGGCATTGGAAAATCCTTTCTTCTTCTTAAAATTGCTTAAATTGAACGACTTACGTACTGCAGCGGTCGCTCTTTCTTGTACTTCTTTCTTTTTTGCCATTACTCATTAAATAAATCATCAAACTTACTAACTGTGTCTTTGTTGCCAGCAGTAGCTGTTTCCAAAGTAAAGTCAGTCTTTTGAGGACTTCCTGAGCTTTCTGGCGTACTTGATTCCGAACCTGCTGCTGGAGCATTCTCCTCAGCTGATCCTGGGTTCAAATAATTTTGAAGTTGCTTCTTGATAAAGTCATAATCGTACTGACTATGAACATCTACCGGATTAGGTTGTTCCTTCAACCACTTATCAACTAAATCATTATCATCTGATAAAGGTGTCTGTTTAGGTTTAATTCTAACAGTAGTTTCAGGATAAGGGTTACCTTGTCTCTGCTCTACTACCATATCCCATCCATTAATAACATCAGTAAAATCACCAATGTCTTCGTCTTCAGCTAATGCTAAAAGAGCTTTATAGATAGTAATACCGAATCCCCATAATCTAACTCCTTTATCTTCTTCACCTCTTACTACAACAGGTGCAAAGATTCTAGTTTTAGGGTTAAGTTTACCTGCTAATGACCAGTTATCCTTATCAGAAGTCTTTTTTAGTTCCTTTACGAACTCTTCGATTGGGTCTTGTTTACCAAAGTTAGACAAAGCTACCATTGGATACTTCCCAACACCGTAATGGAATTTTAACTCTTTAAAAGGAAAAGCGGGATCATATGCAGATGGAACTATTCTTACTGTCTGTTTACCCAATTCAGGTCTCCAGAAAATTTTAGTGTAATCAGTTTTTTCTTGTGACTGATTATCCGTGTTTAAGGCTGTTAATTTAGCCTTGATTGCATTTAAATCCATATATAACTAATTTTAAATATAACGTTTATTATAATATAACTATAAAGTTGCAATTAGGCAACTTATAACTCAATTATTTTGTAAAGTTTTGTGTTTACCCTTTTTAAATCAGGACCTTTTGTAAGAAGAATACAATTTCTAAAGTCATTCCAGTTAACTTTATATGTTGTATCTAAGATACCGCCGTTTAGCTCTTTTATTAATGTATTAAGAGCGTTAATAGTATAAAGGGTATTAGATTCTTTTTTTCGATGCACTAAAATAGTATTATCTAAAAATGCTCCTACATTTCCAAAATCAACATTATACGTACATATATACTCATTTTGACTTTTTGAATAAAGAACAAAAATTTTATTGTATATAATATTATAACGTTCCTGGATTTGAGCTAATACATTATTAAGTGTTTCTTCTGTAGCAAAAGTACAGAACAGCTTGTTACTCATATCTTCGTTTAAATATATGGTATCAATATCGTAATCAAACTGGGATCTAACGGTATCTACCATTTCATATAAATATTAAACTGTTTCACAAAACTAAATTATCTGAGTATTTGAACTTAACTGGGTATTTCCCATCAGTTTCAAGTATTTCTTTTATATCGTTTAATGTTTCTTTACCATCTTCTTTACTAAAGTCAAAAAGTAAGGCATCGTACGTATAAAGAACTACTTTTGTTTTTTTATTTTTTAAATATCTTAATACTTCTTTTAATATAAGTATATTTCTTGAAGTTTCCAACGATTGCATGACATAATTCATTAATTTTTGCGGATTCATGTCTTTTAGCTTGCTTGTAAAAGGTTTTTCAGAAATTGGTGCCAGGATTTTTCCGTCATTTTCAAATCTTGCCCAAAGGGTTCTGATATAGTCATCAATCTTCTCAAAGATTTCAAGGAAAGCCCATTTTTCTGGTATTTTTCCATAAATTGCGTGAAAGTTAATTTGTTTTGCTTGATTATATTCATCATCATTAATGTTATCTTTATCAAAATATAGTTTTGCTAACTGCTTATGAGCTGATTCATTAGTTAGTTTATAGTCTATCTGCTCACATAGTAGTCTTAAGTGGTATCCATCGAAGTCAAATTCTACAAAATAGTCGTTTTGAGGTCTAAAACACTTACGATGAGTTTCAGATTTAGGGATAGCAGCAAAGTTTACACTATTAAATGCGTTAGTAGGTCTAGAAGTAATATTATATAGGTTGTAGTAAGATAAAACTTTATTATCTATACTATTATATAAAGGATTCCTAGGTTTAAATAAATCATTAAAAGCTTCATAATAAATTCCTAATCCAGACTGTTCTAATAAATAGAATACGTTAGTAGCTGTATTGTTATAAAAGTCAAATCCAGTAGGAACTTCAAGATCTATAAACTTTTCAACTTGTGAGTATATTTTTTCGCAAACTTCATATAATTTACTGATAGGTAAAATTTTATTTATAAAAGATAAATCGTTAAACTTATTATAAAAATGATTTAAAGTACTATTATTAACAGTATATTCTAATTTATCATACTTAACCATAGAATATAGTAAAGAAACATCTATTGATTGCTGTAAATTAAAGTGATAGAGCAATTCTTTCTTATCTACTGTATATAGTTTATTAAACTCTTTCAATATTCCATAGACACGATTTTTATCAATATTTAATCCTTCTGTGTGATCTATCGGTATAATGAATCCATGGGAACTTTTTAAAGGTCTTATATAGACAGCTATAGTACTGGTAAGTTTAGGATGATAGTAGAAATTAGAAGGTATAATATGTACGAAAGCACCTAATCTACTAAACTGCTCAAGTCTTTCTAATTGATTTTCCGTCTCAGAAATGTAAAACACTATAACCTTTTTATTTTAATATAAGTAATTTATCTTAAACTACCAACTAATAACCAGAAGAATATCCGCCGCCGCCTCCGCCGCCGCCTCCAGAAGAAGGAACACTCGAACCACCAAAAATATTGACCGGTATGACAGGCTCTTGAGAACCAGTAACTATTTCTGGAATTTCTTGTACTTCTTCGGTCTCTTTATTTTCTATTTTATCTAAATAATCATGGGGTACACTGGAATGTTTAGCTCCAACCATTGGTCCTTTTTCAGGATGTATATGGTATGGTCCTACGTACTCTTGATTTGTACCTCTTATTATAAACTCTCCTCCTGGGGTAAATAAATCTTCTTGTACTTTTTTAAACTTATTATCTTGAGTTTTTTCTTCTTCTTTTATAATAAACTCAGAAAAAGATAAAAAATAATCTGTAGGGAATTTTATTATCTGTTGAGTTAATACTGTTTCTTTATTTTTAGCTTCTGATCCAAAAAATATATACTCTCCTTTCTTTATATTTTTTATTGGATTAGTTAAAAGCCATTTTAGTTTTACACATTCTATATAATGAAACTTTTTCCAATACTTATATTTTTTTAATTTGACTTCTATAATTTTTAAAGATCTTTTATCTTGTAAAAAATATCTTTCAAAAAATCCATTTTCGTAATCTTTGATAGTAGGTTTAATTACTTGTGATACAAATCTTTTGAATGCCGTAGGTTTATCGTCTTCGGTAACTAGTTCCTCAGAAGTTTTTAACAATACTTTTGAATTACGCCCTGGTTTAGATCCTGTAAAACTATTTCCAGCTTGATCTGTAAAATAAAATCCTTTGTACGGTGTACCATCAACTGAAGTAAGATCTCCTCCGTATGAGTATTTTGGTTTGCTATATTTTCCTTTTGGTAAATACATATTATGATATTCTGCCAGTTTTATCTTCTTTCAATACCTCTGACTGAATACCGCCAGAATAGTATTTTCCTAAATTTATGAATTGTTTTCCTTTAGTTGAAGGATTATTATATTCAGCTTTTACATGTAGGTGATTTACCATTTTATCTGATTTATAAGTAAATACTTTTTCGTCACAGTAATTAAAAACAGATTTTCCATCTAAAGATACTATTTGATTAGCTAATCCTATCTTATCTCCTTTTTCAACTTGTACCGTTTCTCCTACATACTCCCAACGATAACCTAGATTTCTTTGATGAGATTTTAATTTTTGTTTAAACTCTCTCATATTCGTTCTTATCTTTTTAGCTGTTTTATCTGCTGCGTGAGCATATCCTATAACTATTCTAACTCCTGTAAAATCTCCAATTCCGTTCAATTCAAGATATCCTCCTCCTTTCTTATTAGATGAATTAAAAGCTGTGGCATGATAAGTTACCTCAGCATCCATAGGACTATAAATAGTGCCTCCTGCTGGAGAATATAGATCTAATCCAGTATGCCTTCTACCAAGTCTAGTTGCTCCAAATACACCGTCACCTTCTGCATCGCTTCTTATTTTATCTCCTGCTTTTGTAATTTTACCAAAATCAAATACGGTATCTGTTTCAGATAATTCTTGTAATTTTTCAGTAATTACATCTTCTATTAACTCATCGAGATTTTTTAAGCCTTCAAGCTTACCAACTTTTTGACTATGGTACATTAATGCTTCTATTTCAGTTACCCACGAACCGTTAGTTATTGCATGGTTAATAGATTTTACTATAAAACTAACTCTACTCTTTCCAGTTTTTGGGTCTTTATATCTTTCTGGTAATATTTTATCTTGAATACTAAAAGTTTGTCCTATTTTTATCCCACCTATTCCATCAATAGTAAATGTTAACTGAATTGGGATCAATCCTGCTGGAACTAGGCCGTCTTTAAATATTGAATGTTGATATAGTTTATTCATAACACTTCTATGTACTGCTGCTATGCTATCTTCATCTCCGGCATTATAAGCTAAAGTTTTACTTCCATCTTTTTCAAAGCTTTTATTACCTATTATTTGATTTAATGCACCAAAGTACTCAGCTAATGTTATAAAATTATTTTGTTTCTTTAGTTTATCGTTTATATTAGTATCTTTGTTACCTCCAAAATCTTTTTTCCCTAAGTACCTATCAACCATACCTTGATTCCATTGTTGCATTTGCAAAGCATCTACAGATGTATCAGTATTATTAGCTGATGCTCCAATAGCTATCATAGTAGTCAAGTCACCAGTAATTTGACTTCTTAAATTAAATGCTCTTGCCGTAGTAGATTGACCAAATAAATTTAATACTGGAGGAGCTTCTTCTGGAACTAATTTTCTATCTACTATATATTGCAAATCTGTATCTTCATCAACGTAGATATCAAAATCATTTATCATTCCACAGCTTTTTCGTATACCAAATAGTACTCTGTTAATAAGATCTGCGATAGTTTGATCTCTTCCTATTTCGTTTGCTACCATATCAGAAAAAATATTTAAAATATACGGTACCGAAACAAAAATATCTAAAATATCATTTGAAGATTTTCTTTCAATACCTTCATAAATTAAATTAACGGAAAATTTAGACTTTTTAGAAAGATTACCCAAAATACATTTAGTAGGATTAACTGATGAATGACCGTAAAATGTTAAATAAGGTGTTAAGTTTTCAGTTACATCCGCTGTACCTGTGTAAAACTTAGTAATTGGTGCTGAACTTGATGTATCTCCTGCAACCATAAAAAGAGTTGCATTAATTAAATCTAATAAGTTACTCATTCTTATCATTTTTATTACATCATTGCCATCTCCAGTACCTACATTAGTAAAAGTAAGTACTTCCAAAGGTCTGTTGTTTTTTTCAGTTTCTTTAATAAATTTATTTACAGTCGATTTTAGTTGAGGAATTTGTTCGAATTGTTCAAAAACTTTTTTAGCAACTTCTTTATGATCTATAGGGTCAGGTTGTTCTCCTAACGCAATAGTGTTTAAGAAAAATTGAAAATCAGTTAATGCTTTTTGCTGTGCTAATGAACCTTCAGGGGACTGTTCTTCTTCTGTCGGCCCGTATACTATTACTCCTATACTTTCAATCAATTGCCCTTGAGCAATAATATTAGCTGAACAAGTATAAGTCCCGTCTTCATTTATTTCCCATTGGTAGTTTTGTACAGTTCCAAAAAAACCGCCATAATTATGATCTGATTCTTTTCTTAGTTGTTTTATTTGATCTTGTAATGCTTTTTTTCCATCAGATCCTTTTAAGTCAAAAAAATTAGGTATAGTTTTTATAGAAGTCTGTAATTTATCTTTATTATCAAAGTACATTGAATGACCATATTCGATTAATAAAGACATACCTGGTCTCAAATAAAGGGTTTCTAGTAAATCTAATTGATCTAAAGAATTAGCTTGAAACTGCACAACAGCTTTTTGAAAAGCTCCATATGTACCCGCAAATTGAGTTTGAAATGCTACAATTCCAGGTACAGGTCTATAACCTCTACCGGGGTTTTCTTGATTATAACTATTATTAGCAGAGTTAAATATACCAGCTTTGTACTTTAACTGCTTATTTAATAATCCTCCTGAAAGAATATTGTTTTTCGCTTTTTTGTTTGAACCACCATCGTACTCTTGAGTTTTGCCTTCATCATCTACAACTGTTACTTTTTCGTTAGGATTTCCTGTTTGTATATTTACGCTTGATGAAACTTTAACCCAACCGGTTTTACCTGTAAAGTACATTACCTGTTGATCGGTTCTACCAGATTTTTTACGCAATATACCTTCCCTTACTTTAATCTGCTTAATAACAGAATTAGATATAGGTTGATGTATTTTTGATGTTGATTTCCATCCACTAGGCATACTATCTTGATTTATTTGCCTGGCTATATAATTCTAATGCTAAATCTTTATTAGCAGGTATTCTTATTTGTTTACCAGGAGTTATTTTTAAACCTGCTCTTTCTTCTGTATTATTAGAAGCTATAATCCACCATAAAGAAGAATCATTATAATATTTTCTAGCTAAAACATCATACCTGTCTTCTTCACTAGCTATAATATAAACATCTTCAGGATCTTCCGGAACAAAAGGATATACAGCATTTGTTCTATATGGTCTTCCTTCTTCGGTTCTAAATATATCTATAGTTTTATATCTACTCATAACTAATTAGTATTTGTTGCATTAGGATCTTCAATATCAGGATCTGTAATATATGTATTAGCAGTTGTTGTACCGTGTGTAATAAATGGTTTAGCTTTAATTATATTTCCTTCAATTGAACCTCCTGCTTCTGGTAAGAAAGTATGTATTGGAGTAAATGATAAACCAACATCTAATATCATAGGCAATTCTTGATTAATATTTTCTTCACCTTTTTCTCTATCTTCAGGGCTTGTCATAGCAATTTCCCATGGATATTCCTGATCCCAACTTACATTAACATTATTTAAAAACCCTGGTAATTCATAAATATAATCACCTACTGTCATTTTTACAAATGTTCCTCTCATAAAATTTTGACTATAAGTAGGTGTTGTAGCACCAACCAGATAATTTAATTTTTGATAAAGAGGTTTCATTTCAGCTCTTGTTTGTGCAGCTATTTTAAATCCTAAATCTATACTTCTATCAAAATTACCATAAGTATAAAAATTTTCTGCTCTACCTATATAATTGTAGTTATTCCAATTTGCATTGAAAGTATCGCCAAAATTATCTAAAAGAGCTCTAAAGTATAAATGTTTGATTTTAGGACCCTCTTTTCCTTCACCTGGGGTAATTATTTGAAATCTAAATTTTATTAGATCTCTACCTTGTTCAGCTTTCGTTCCTTTGAGTTTAGATGATTTAGGTTCTAAAAGATTAATTACATCTACTGCTTCTTCCTCACCAGGGTTATTACCAGGACTTCCTAATCCTATTCTTTTAGATATATTTAATGCTGCTCTATCTCTTTTTGCAATATCAGTTCTAAAACCTTCAGATTTACTTCTTCTAGTACGTTTAGTAAAGGTCGTTTCATCTTTCGGTGCTGTTTCTAATTCATTAGACTCTGTTAAATCAGGAAATTGACCTACTAATACCTTTTCGAATC